CGCCTATCTCCTCGGCGACGATTACGATATCGAGCTCGAGGAGCTCCGCCGCGCCGCAGAGAAGCACCCGCTGGGATATCCCTACCGGACCGGATCGACTCTCGTCCACCCCGAGCTCGGGCTCCGTCGGGTTATCTGCACGGCGATAAGGACCGAGGTCTCCGCCGAGCTCGGCAGGATCGGCCGCGCGCGGATGACCTTCCTCGAGGTCGAAGATCAGCCGGAACCGACGCCGGTCCCGAATCACACCGGCAAGACGGACGCCGCCGGCGCCGCCCTGGCTCTTGAGAGCTCGTCTAGCGCCCTAGCCTCTCTCGAGGTCCAGGCGGTCCCCGCCGCAGTCTCCGAGGCGCTGGCGGACGATATAGAGAGCTTGGCGAAGCTTATGTCTAGCCTGGACGTATTTACGGGCCTAGCGAAGGACGTCGCGGCCTATGCCGCCAAGGTTACCGCGCTAATAGCCCAGGCCTCGGCGCTCGCAACTTCGGCCGCGGAGCTCGTCGGCGCCGTGATTGACGCCGTCGACGCGATAATCGACGCCGCGGGGAACGCCTTTGGAGCTCTAAGCGCTTACGAGGCTATTCTCGGAGGATTTTCCGCAAGCTCGCACGATTCGCCGACCTCTACGATTCAAGGCCTACAAAATACCAACGGCGAGCTCCTGGAGTCTCTCGTGCACTCCGCGGCTTTGTCCGGCGCCGTTTCCTCGGCGGCGCGCGTAAACTGGACGAGCCTCGAGGCCGCGCTCGAACGCCGCGCGGTCTTGCTGGCATTTATTGAGGCTAGAATGGCAACGGCCTCGGATCAGGAATATCTCGCCCTTGAACGCCTTCGCTCGGCGCTTGTCTCCGCGGTGCCTCGTCCCGGCCAGGATCTCCCCTCGGTCGAGGAGATCACAATCCCGGCACCGATCCCCGTCCTCGCCCTAAGTTATCGTCTTTACGGCCGCGACGACCGCGCCGCCGATATCGTCGACCGGAACAAGATCGCGAACGAGAACTTCGTACCCGCCGGCTCCCCTCTCGAGGTCCTCTCCGATGCCACCGACGCCTAACACCTCTAACCCCGGCGACGAGCTCGAGGTCCTCGTCGAGACTGCCCAGGAAGACGGCGGCGTCTCTTTTGTCGGCGAGACTCTTTATCAAGGTTGGTCCTCTCTCTCGGTCGTCCGTCCTTTGGACGCGGCGGCCGGTTCATTTTCCCTCGAGGTTACGGACCGCCGGCCCTGGCCTCTCCGTCCCGGCGCTCCGGTTCGGATTCGTCTCGCCGGCGAGGAGATCGTCCGCGGGTTCGTCGACACGTTCGAGGGTTCGAGCTCATCCCGCGGCCGCCGGATCCGGATCTCCGGGCGCGACCGAACGGCCGATCTTGTCGACTGTTCGGCGACGAATGATCCCGGAGAATGGACCGGCCTCGACCTCCTAGCGATCGCGCGCGAGCTTGCGACCCCCTTCGGCGTCGAGATTGTCGAAGGCGTCGCGGCCTCCGGCTCCGACCTCCCCGAAATCCTCCGGAAACCTTTTCCGACCTTCAAGCTACAACCCGGCGAGACGGCCTGGTCCGCCCTCGAGCGCGCTCTCCGAGCTCGAGCTCTCCTCGGGTACACCGACGGAGCGGGGACTCTCATCCTTACCAGACCCGGCGAGCTCCGCTCCTCCGTCCCTCTCGTCGAGGGTCCGAAGGGGAACGTGCTCGCCTCGCGCTTTATGTGGACGTCTCGCGACCGGTTCCAGACCTATATCGTCCGGAACCAGGGAACCGGCTCCGACGACGGATGGGGCGACCAGGTCTCGGAGATCGAGGGCCTCGCCGAGGACGGATCGGTCGACCGGTTCCGGCCCTGGCTTGTTCTCGGTGAAAGCTCCATGACGTTCTCGAGCGCCGCGGATCGCGCACAATGGGAGGCCGCCGTCCGCGCGGCTCGCGCGCAGACTTTGGAGATCGACGTTCAAGGATGGCGCCGCGAGCTCTTCGGGACGGTCTGGAAAGTGAACGAGCTCGTCGACGTCAAGATCCCGAGCCTCGGGATACAAACGGATATGCTTGTGAATCGGGTCCAGTTCAAACGCGACGCTCGAGCGGGGACCACCACTAAATTGCAGTTGATCCGCAAAGACGCCTACCTCCCTAAGCCCGAAGTCCCGGAGGAAGGTCCCCTCGACGAGACCCTGACCCAGGAAGAATGGAGCGAACAATGAGCGCTATAATCGACCAGGTCCGCCGCCTCCTACACCCCCTGCAGGTCCGCCTCGCGAACACGATCGCGCGCGCGGTCGTTCGCGTCGTCGACGACGACAACCTCCTTCAGGTCTTGCAACTCTCCGGCCTGGCCGGCGAGACCCTCGGCGGCGTCGAGCGCTTCCAAGAATACGGATTCACGGGAACGCCTCCGGCCGATGGAAAGGCGGAGGCGCTCGTCGTATTCGTCGGCGCGAACCGCGACCACCCGGTCGTCGTCGGCCTCGAGCACCGTCCGACCAGGCCGAAGAATCTCCCCGCGGGGACCGTCGTCCTCTACAACTCGAGCGACGGGACTCGGATCACTCTCGAACCGGACGGCCGGATCCGTATCGACTCGCCCCTCGAGCTCGTCCTGACGGCGCCCGATATCACTCTCGACGGCGAGCTCGCCGTTACGGGCGACGCCGAGATCGGGGGGATCTCGTTCGGCGATCTCGTCGCGGCCTACAACTCGCACACGCACACCGACCCCCAAGGCGGATCGACCGGTCCGCCCTCCACTACCGTTTAGAATCTTCCGAAGATGACAAAGCAACCGAACGGCGATTTCCACGCCGACTATGTCGAGACCTACGTCGTCGGCGCCGCCGTCGCCGAAGCTCACCAGGCGCTCGCCGTGTTCCTCCCGGACCCGACGGACTTCCCTCCTCCGGTCGAGGGTTACCCGATCATTCTCGCGACCTCGTTCGCGGGATTCGCGACAAGCGTCTTCGGGACGGTCGTCCCTCTCTCCGCGCCGCCCGTTCTCACTTATCGGCAACTGAACGAGCTCGGGATCGCCTTCGCCTGGATGGGTAATACGGGCAGTTATACCGACCTCGCGGGAACGCTAAACACGACGAGCAACGGCCGCGGATTGTTTCACCCTCCCGGAACCGTCGGATGGGACGACGATCTCCGATATTCCGGCCAGAAGGAGGCGGTTCTCGCGGTCCAACTTATCCGCGAGCGCGCCGGCGTTTGGGGGGTCGACCCCTCTCGGATTATGGTCGACGGACTCTCGGCCGGCTCGGTCGCGGTCGCTTCTCCGACGTTCTGGCCGGACCAAGGCGACGCGACGAAAACAGATCACCGCCGACAGTCCTCGAGGGTCCTCGCCGCCCGTCTCGGGATCTCTCAAACGGACTTCGGTATCTACGACCCCGCGGTCGCGCCGCCGCCTAACTTCAATATGTTTCCGGACGCCGGCGGAGATATTACGACCGACCTCGCTCCGACTTACGCCGACGCTCCGGCCGGCTATCTCCGATGGTCATCGGCCCTCCGGATCGGACTCGACGACGCGATAAACCGCGCTCGGAACGCTCACGGCGTCCACATTTGGAACAGGGTCGCGGCCGGCGGCGAGAATATGGCCGACCTTACTCTTTCCGGAGAATGGACCGAGACGACCGGCAAGGTCCCGACCGACGAGGAGAACGTCGACGCGAACGACCCCGGCGCCCTTCACGAAAACGGCGCCGCGGTCCTCCTCACTCGAGCTCTCCGCGAGATCGAATTCGACGGATGGCACACGAAGCGCAGCCGGCTTGTCTACGACTCCGCCGGTTACGATTACGTCGTCGGACTCGAGCCGGCCCTCGCGGGAATGATTAACCACATCCTCCCCTTCTTGCCGACCGACCCCGATATTCAGGACGTCGAGCTCGCGTGGATCTCCGGCGTTTTCTTCCCCCTCTCTCCCGAGGTCCCGATCGAGGACCTCCCGCCCGTCGATGGCGGCGGCGTCGTCGACGTCGGTATTACCCTCGGCGTCGGCGGCGGAGACCTCGAGCTCTTGCAGG